CGGTGCTAGACAATATCGTTGTACAACTCAACACACATCAGCGGCCGCTGTTAGTGGTGTAGCAATTTTAAATACAGCAAATTTTCAATTATATATTGACGCAACAGATTATAAAGGCGACTATGCTGTAAGCACATATTATAAAGTTAATGATGTTGTAAAATATGGTGGCAGTTTATATATTTGTATTACTGCACACACATCATCAGGAGCTGTATCTTCTTTTGATGAAACGAAATTTAATTCTTATTCAGAAGGTTTACAATTTGAAGATAGTTATAACTCTGCTACAAATTATCAAAAAGGCGATATCGTAACTTATGGTGGATATGTTTATGTTGCAATAGTTGAAGTTCCAGCAGGCAATACACCAATAGATAACGCATTTTGGGATATTGTAACAACAGGTTATAATCCAATAGGAACATTTTCATATGGTACGGCATATAAAGCAGGAGATGTTGTAAATTACGGAGGTAATTCTTACGTAGCAAAAACAAATCACTCAAATGAATATCCTGCCGTTCAAGCTACTGGTGCCGTAAACTCGACATATTGGAATTTAGTAACAACAGGTTTTAAATATCAAGGCACATATAATTCAGGTACAACTTATTACATAGGTGAAGTTGTAAAATATGTAGGTTCATCTTACATAATGAAAAAAGACCGACAATCTGGTATTACTCCAGGCCTTGACCCAACAGTTTGGGAAACATTAGTAGTAGGCGGTGAAACTAACGTCATGTCAGAACCAGGCGACATGATTATTACAAATGCTTCAGGTGCTCCAGCAAGATTAGATTTAGGACCAGCAGGTGCTATTTTAACTTCAAATGGTACTGTACCTCAATGGAGTATGGGCGATGCTACACGTAATATACTTTATGTTTCAAATATTGGAAATGATTCAACAGCAACGGGCTCATCTTTATTACCTTATAAAACAATTAAAGCCGCTCTCGCTGTTGCAGGTAAAGGTGATGTTTTAGATTTTTCAGCAATGTCAGGAGGCGTTGGAGGCACAGGTGGTGTTTTTGATGTATCTGTACCAACAACTTCAGGTTCAGGCACAGGATTAGTTGTAAGAATTACATTAGACGCTTCAACAGTGCCTACATTATCAAATGTTTTAATTATAAATGGCGGTAAAAACTATGCACTAGGCGATACTTGTACAATAATTGGTCCTCTTATTGGTAATGCTTCAAATATAACTTTAACAGTAGGCAATGTTGGCTTTGGTGATATGTTATGGGTTAGAGCAGGAACGTATAGAGAAAATTTACCATTAGTTGTGCCAGCTGGTGTTTCAGTAAGAGGTGAAGCTTTAAGAGCGGTAGAAGTTCGGCCTGCTTCAGGTAGTTCATCTACGATTGCAACAATATCATATGTTTCGACAATTAACGGTGCAACAGATGGCACTTACAAATATAAACATCCTGTAACGGGTACAGGATCAGGTGCAGGATTAGTTGTAAACGTAACAATTACAGGTAACGTTGTTTCTAACGTTGTTGTTTATCACGGTGGTTATAATTACGCTGTATCAGATACATCTACGTTAGGTACAGGTCTAATTGGCTGTGGTGGTGCAGGTATTATAACAATTACAGTTGCTTCTTTAGAAAATAATAATGCTTCATATATGTGGTTACTAAATGACTCTACAAATTTACGATTAATGACATTAAGAGGTATGACAGGCACATCAACACACTTATCCGCAAATACCGGTTTTGGCGGTGCAGTTTTAGCCTCTTTAGATCCTGAAGGAAGTATTTTATCACAATCACCATACTGCCAAGATATGACTTCCGTAAATTCAAATGCCGTAGGTATAAAAATTGATGGTCTTTTACATACAAACGCTTTAAGTAATAAATCAATTTTAGGAACGCACTTTACACAAATTAATTCAGACGGTATTGGTATATGGTGTCACGGAAATGGCCGTGCAGAAATGGTTTCTTGTTTTACATATTTTTGTACTAAATCTTATTACTGTTCAGAAGGTGGTTTTATAAGAAGTCTAAACGGTTCATCTGTTTATGGTGAACAAGGTGCCGTTGCAGAAGGACAATTAGCCGCTGAAGTTCCTGTAAACGTTTTAGGTAATGGTGAGATGATAAGATATTCTTCAGGTGGTTTTATAGGATTAGCAACAGCTACAGATATTTCAAACTCCATTTCAACAAACGGTTCAGGTACGGCGACAATTTTAGGTGTGACATCAGGCGCAACTGCTACATTTTTTAGATACAACTTATCTTTAAATAATATTCACATAAAAAATAGAGTAGGTAACTTTATAAAAGGTGAAGTTATTACGATAACAAAAGAATCAGCAGCTACATTTCAAGCGACTTTAAATGCTTCTTTTGGTGAAACAGCACCTAGCACAATTGCACAAATAGGTCAAACAGGTGCTTTAATAAATGTAAAATCAGGCACAACAGCATTAACATCACCAAACGTGTTAACAGTAGGAGCTAACGTAAAATTTGCAGGTAATAGTACATTTTTTAGAATTAGTGCCGTATCTGAAGAAAATACATCAGCAGGTACAGCTACTATTCGTTTAACAGATAGCGTAACACAAATAGGTGGAGCTATAGAACCTGATGAAGTAGCTTTAGTCACACGTAAGTTTTCAAACGTAAGATTAACAGGACACGATTTCTTGGATGTAGGTACAGGTGATGCAATTACAACTAATTATCCTGGTGTTCCTACACAACCCGCTGATCAATCAGATGAAATTGATGAACAAAATGGCGGCCGTGTTTATTTCGTTTCTACTGACCAAGATGGTGACTTTAGAGTCGGTGATTTATTCCGTATTCAACAGGCAACTGGTATTGCAACCTTAAATGCTGACGCTTTTGACCTTTCAGGTCTTTCAGAATTACAACTTGGTTCTATTGGTGCTCAGTTAGGTGCTACAATTAATGAATTTTCAACTGATGAAACATTGGCAGGAAATAGTAATACTGCTATACCTACCGAATATGCAATCGTAGGTTACACACAACGTGATCATATGGGTACAGGCATTTTTGTGCCGCCAACAGGTACAACAGCAGAAAGACCAACAGGCGGTAATTTATTTGCAGGTGGTATTAGATACAATACTACAATTACATCTTGGGAAGGATATAACGGTGTACAATGGGCAGGCCTAGGCGGTGGTAATCCTTACACAACAGTTGTATTTGACGGATCAACTATTCCATCTGCTCTTTCAAATGATAGAATATTTTTAAATACTTCTAGTTTTGGTGGCACGATTAATTTACCTTCATCTCCTTTAGTTGGAGACGAAATTCAGTTTTTAGATTTTGCAGGAACATTTGATGTTAGACCTGCTATTATAGCAAGAAATACAAAATTAATTATGGGCTTAGCTGAAGATATGACAATAAATACTAAAGACGCTGGATTTACTTTAGTTTATACCGGCAACACTTATGGTTGGAAAATCATAGATAACGACTAGGATAAAATATGAGCAATTATGCACAATTTAAATTAAGCAGAAAAGAAAAAGATGATTTTTACGGCTTCTTAATTGTAAGTGACGCTCAAACACTTCGAAAAACTGTCAAAAGAATTTCAGGTAATGATAGTGTTTTTGAATTTTCTCTTTCAACAGCTTTTAATACTACAACAGCTACGTTTACAGATTCTTTTTCATTAACACAAAATGGACCTTTAGCTTTTAATGCAACAAAATTTTTAACAGCGGCCGATATTAGTATTTCAGGTATAAAATTTAATTCTACAGGAACAAGTTTTTATGTTTGCGATACAAACAATAGTAGAATTAATAGATATAATCTTACAACAGCTTATGACATATCTACAGCTTCTTATCATTCAACGTTTTCAACTTATGATAAAGAAATAAATCCACGTGACGTTGCGTTTAGCAATGATATGTTAAAAATGTTTGTATTAGGTTCTGCTGGAAATCCTGATCAAGGTGTGGAAGCTCCACAAGTTGTGCAATATACTTTAGCTAGTGCTAGTGATATTGTAGGTGCAACTTTTTCAAAAAGAGTAACTATAACTGATACTGCGGTAAAAGGATTAATATTTAATGCTACAGGCACACAAATGTATGTTTCTGGTGATACTACAAATACCACGGTTGCACGTACATTAGCAACAGCATTTGATTTAGCAACAGTTACACTTGATTCATCATACGATCACACAACATCAATTACAAATTTAAGAGGTATTGCATTAAATACAGCTGGAACAAAATTATATGCAATTAATAATTCAGCAAATAGAGTTTATGAATATCCTTTAAATACAGCATTTAACTTGGTAAGTATTCAACCTACAAACGCTGATTTTCAATTTAGAACAAATAATATAAATGTAAGAAATATTACTTTTAATCCTGCAGGTACTAAAATGTTTATAACTGGTGACGCTGGCGTTTTTCAAATTGATGATGGTGATGATGAAGCAGTATATTCACATATACCAAAAGTAAGAAATACTATTAGAGCTTATGAGGGAAATACATATATTTTTGATGTAAGTGATTCTTCATTATTAGCTCATAACTTTAAATTTTCAACAACATCAGACGGCACTTTTTCAGGTGGCACAATTTACACAACAAACGTGACTACGTCAGGCACGGTAGGAACAACGGGTGCAACAGTTACAATTGTTATACCTAAAGCAGCCGATGGTCTTACTGCTGGTAGTGCTGTAGGTGATTTATTTTATTTTGACGATAAACATAGTAAATTAGGAGGTTTAATTGCAACTCCTCAATATAAACAAAACTTAAAAGCAACTTTTACAAATTTTGTAGATGATATACAAACAAGAGCTAGAACGGCATTACAGGAAGATTTGTTTCATCGAAGTTATATATTCAATTCAGGTACAGATTTACAAGTTGTAAATGGTGATTTAGTAATAATTATCTCATAAATATTATGATTTTTTTGAAAAAAAACAATAGTTTAAAAAATGAAAGTATAAACTAGTATAAATATAAGAAGGAAAAATAATAATGGCAACACTCAATTTAGGACGAATTAAACCTGTATTCCAAGGCGCTTATAATAACGCTACAGCATATGTGGTAGATGACATTGTTACATCTGGCGGCGAAACATTTATTTGTATTTTAGCCTCAACAGGAAATCTTACATCAAACACAACATACTGGGCAAAATTAGCAAAAAAAGGCGATGACGTAACTGCTCTTACAACACACGGAGATTTTTTATTTAGAGGCTCTGCAGGTGTTGAAAGATTACCAGCAGGTACAGCAGGTCAATTTTTACAAACGAGAGGCGTAGGACAAGATCCTATATTTGCCTCGGCAGCTAGTTATCAATGGCAATATAAAGACGCAAGCTTTACCGCTGCGGCTGGAGGTGCTTACATCACCAACACAACATCAGGCGGTTTTAATATGACTTTACCTGCAGCTCCTGCAGATAACGATCAAATTATATTTGTGGATTCTTTTGGTACATGGGGAACAAATAATTTAACTGTTGTTCAAGCAGGTGGTTATAAAATTGCAAATGATAATAATAATTTAACTTGCGATCAAAATTTTGCTACAATAAGACTTACGTTTAAAACTGTACCTGATGTAACTTCAACTTACATAGGTTGGTTATTAACTTAATATAGGAAAAAATAATGGCTACAATTAGTAATTTAATAGCTACATCACAAGATCATAGAAAAGAAGGCCTGCCGTTATATGGAATGATGGGCGACAATGGTGACCAAAATACTCACATGAATTTTAGAATTTTCGACTCAGGCCATAAAATTGTAGGAAATCCTTGGGGAACTGCTGCTCACTCTCACGCTCCATACAGATTTGGTATGTGTGCTGATGGTATGCACGCCTATAGCACGAACGATTTTGGAACTAATATAACTCATTCTGATTTAACAACGCAAGGTTATAGCTCCTGGACAGAATACAATAAATCTACTTATCAGTGCGATCAATATCCTTGGGGACAATATTATTCATTGTCGAGAGCAGGCTTTATATCTTGGAATAGTTATCATAACTATACAGAATCTATGGAATTTCAAGTTGGCTGGACAAAAATGAATCATGTTTTACCAGAAGGCATTAGACCACGAAGATTATTTTGTAATCGAAGACAAACATTAAGAGAATTAGAACCAGGAAATAATACTAACGGTCAAAGACAATATTACAATTATTCAGCTCATATGTTAAACGTAACAAGTGAATATTGTGTTAGCTCAGGTTATAATGAAAAAAATAAAATGTTAGTAATGGTCCATTCAACAGGAGAAGGTGGTCAAACAGCAAAAGTAATACATATTTTTAAATCAAACTCTTGTTTAAACAAATCAAACACAATAAAAGAATTTTTTGATAATTTAACTGCTGTAGAATTTTTTACAGACACTTGGACAACAGATAACAATAAAGATTGGGTAACTGTTGTAGGAAATAACGGTTACGTAGGATTTGGTCAAACATACGGTAACTCTTTGAGATATGGCGTATTTAATTGTAGTACCGGCCTTGGCTTAGGCACAACAGGTGCAGCTAGACAATTTGGTTCTTGGCAAGATTTTCAAGGAAGCACAACAACTCGATACAACACAAATCAAAATAATTTATATTACACAAAATTTAATACAACTTGGGACGGAACTTGGGGAATGATTTATGCTCCTTATTATTACTATGGTGTAGGATTAGACGCTTTTTGTATGAATTTAGAAAATCCTAGAAAATTTATAAGTGTAAATCAAACAAGATCAAGTAGAGGAAATCCTTATTTGGCTTGGGGTAGAACAGGATTTCACGGAGGCTGGAGTGATAACACAGACAGCGTAACATATAGAAATTACTCGTGGAGTTTTGACCCACTAGATTCTGATCATACTACTACAACAAAAGTGCTATACGGTACTGATAATGCTGGTAATAATGTGCCTGATAGTAATGATACCAATATCGAAACGGCCACATCAATTTCTACAGGTTCGGTTATAACCAACGGCACAGGTAATTTTGGTTTGAGCCAAGGTAGAACTTTTTTACACGGCGGGTATTACTCAACTTGTTATCCTTTAATATTTCAAGTTAACTGGTGGGGTAAATACGGTCAAAATGATTTAGCTTACGGAGGACTTTACAGTAATTAATTATGGCAATAACTTATTTTAACACACATGATGGTTCTATACTTACTAGTGATACAGTAGCTGGTAAAGAAGCAATGGCTCAAGGTAGAGCCGTATCAGCAGAAGTAACTGAAAAAGTTGAATCTTGGCGATTGAGATATGACTTAAACGAAAAAAAAGTTGTAATATATGCACAAGGTAAAACAGAAGAAGAAGCTATAAAACAAAAAGAAGAAGACGATAAAAAACAAGCAAAATTAGAAGCAGAAAAGAGTGAAATGCTAATGGCTTTAATGGAAAAACAAGGAAGAGAAATTGCTGAACTTAATGAGAGACTTCTTAAAGGAGAATAAATACTAATATGGCAGAATTACGAAATTTACTAAAATCAGAAACAGATCATAGAAAAGAAGGCCTACCCTTATACGGCGTATTAGGAGATGATAGTAGTGGAAACTCTCATTGGCTTTTTAGAGTCTTTGACTCAGGACATAAAAACGTAGGATCTCCTTGGGGAGGCGCAGGTCACTCTACACAACATTATAGATATGGTATTTGCGGTGACGCTTCACACGCTTATCATTATAACGACCATGGTACAGATGTGTCACATAGTAATATGACAACACACGCTTACAACTCCTGGACACAATACAATAAATCAATATATCAATGCGATCAATATCCTTGGGGACAATATTATAGCGTTTCCAGAAATGGATTTATTACTTGGAACAGTTATCACAATATAACTGAAAGTATGGAATTTACGGTAGGTTGGACAAAAGTAAACCACGTTTTACCAGAAGGCATTAGACCACGAAGATTATTTTGTAATCGAAGACAAACATTAAGAGAATTACATCACGGTAATAGCGCTCAAGCTAATATAGGTTACTACAATTATTCAGCTCATATGTTAAACGTAACAAGCACATATGCTATTAGTACAGGTTATAACGAAAGAAATAAAATGTTAGTAATGGTTCACGCAGGAGACGAAGGCGGTAATACAAGTATGGTAATACACGTTTTTAAATCAACTTCTTGTTTGAATAAAGTTAGAAAAATTAAAACATTTTTTGATAATTTAACTGCTACAGAATTTTTTACAGACACTTGGACAACAGACAACAATAAAGATTGGGTAACTGTTGTAGGCGATAATGGATATGTAGGATTTGGTCAAAAATACGGTAACGGTGGCCGATACGGTGTATTCAACTGTAATACCGGCCTTGGCTTAGGCACAACAGGTGCGGCTAGACAATTTGGTTCTTGGCAATCTTTTAGTGGAAGTACAACTACATCTTATGGTGCTGGAACTGGTAATTACTTATATACAAAATTTAATACAACTTGGGACGGAACTTGGGGAATGATTTATTGGCCATATTACTATTATGGAGTAGGTTTAAATGGCTTTTGTATGAATTTACAAAATCCTAGAAAAATGATACAAGTAAGTCAAACAAAAACAGAAAGAGCTAATCCATATATGGCATGGGGTAGAACAGGATTTCATGGCGGATATAGCGATAACTGCGACTCTGCTACTTTTAGAATGTATTCCTGGCAGTTTGATCCTAATGATTCAGATCATACTGTTACAACAAAAATACTTTATGGTAATGACTCAGGAGATGCATTGATAAATGGTGGTAATGATACCAATTTCGATACGGCCACATCAATTAACTCTGGTTCTGTTCTTACAAATTTTACAGGAGTTTTTGGTATACCTGCGTCCAGAACTTTTCAACATGGCGGTTATCACTCAACAAACTATCCTGCTATGTTTCAAATAAACTGGTGGGGATCATATGGATTGAGTGATCATACATATACAGGAAAGAATGGAGCATAATGAAAACATATTATTTTAATTTAGATGGTTCAGTAAATACTGATAAAGAAACTGCTGGTGAAGATCTAGTAAAACAAAATTTAGTTATTAAAGCTGAAGCACCTGAAAGTATTGAATCTTGGAGATTATCATATGATTTTATTAAAAAACAAGTTGTAATATTCGCAGAAGGTAAAACAGAAGAAGAAGCGATGTTAGAAAATGAAAGATTAAATAAATTGGAAATTGAAAATAATAATAAAAGAGATAGTGATAAAGATATTAGTTTTAGAAAAGCCGAAGCTATAAAAAGACTTAAAAGAGAAGAACTTTTAAAAAATTTAAAGTAATTTTTTCATATTATTTTTTTATTATATAAATATTTTTGTGATTAAATTATGAAAGACAATCCTAATATAGATTTTATTTGTAAAGAACCAGGCATTGATCTAACAATGCCTATCATACGCTCATCAGAATATAAACATTCTTGGATAAAAAAAGCAGCAGAAAATTTTAAAAAAGCAGGCTCTTTAACAAATAAACCTGAAAATACTGACGATACATTTTGGGATATATCAACTAAAAATTTTAAAAACGAAGACACAAAGCATACTTCAAAATGTCCTGGATTACAAATGTGGCATAATTCAGGTTGGATAATGCGTTTACACCAAGATATAAAATTTCAAATTGTTACGCAAGGTGAATATTGGGATTTTGTAACACCAGAAGCTAATCAAACAAAAATTGTTTCTTTTCATTTACAACACTCTTTTTATCCTTTTTTTGAAAATTGGCCTAAAAATACTATGAAAAAAATTGTAAAATTAAATTTACCTTGGTATGCTAGAATACCTAAAGGTTATAAACTTTTACAGTTGCATCCTATGTTTTTAGATGATTGGAGATTTACAGTATGTAATGGTGTTTACGATCCTCAATTAGGTTTAGCAAATATAGGAGTAGTACCTCTAATGTGGCATAGTTTAGAAGGTGAACACACTCTTAAAGCTGGTACGCCTGTATCTCAATTTATTTTATTACCTAAAGAAGAAGCAAATTTTAATATAGTAGATGTAAATGATGATAAAAAATTTAAAAAAGAATTAAATATGACACAACAATTATTGGCAGAAAGTTTTAATAGAAATTATTTTAAAATAAAAGAATTTTGGAAAAAATATGGCTGGTGATATAAAAGATTATACAATAGATGAACATAAAAATGCTGAGTCTCAACCTTTTGTTAAGATTCTTATGTCAGGTAAAATTAATCCTGAATTATATGCTAATTACTTATTTAATTTATTTCAATGTTACTCCACACTTGAAAAATATGCTTTTGCAAATGGCCTTTTTAGACAAACACCAGGCTTAGATAGAGCTCAAAAAATAGACCACGACTTTCGCTCACTTTGGAGTAAACCTGAAATACCACATATTACAGATAGCACTTTAAGATATATGAAGCATTTAGATAATATAAAAGATGACGCAGAAAAACTTTACGCTCACATATACGTTAGACATATGGGAGATTTATATGGTGGCCAAATGTTAAGAAGAAAAACGCCAGGTCCTAATACGTATCTTGTTTTTTTAAAACCAGAAGAAACAAAAAGAGTTATAAGAGAAATTGTAAATAATTATATGAACACATATAAAATAAATGTAGTAGCTGAAGCTAAATTATGTTTTGAGTATGCTACTGAATTATTTAAGGAGATGTATGATTTGGGAAAATCTTATACAATGTAAGAATAATATTTTAGATATATTAGATTTAAATTGTAAAGAATATTTTGAAGATGGCATGGATCGTTTTAATAAAACTGGTTGGGTCAATCGTACTTGGAAAAATGATCACGTAAGACGAGCACACGTTGATGTGGTTGACGCAAGAGAAACAAAAGGTTTATGGATGATGCACGTATGTTTATTTCCAGGTCTTACAAATGGCGGCCCAATTTATGGCTTTGATGTTATTGCAGGTAAAAATAAAGTTACAGGTGCATTCCACGATTTTTCTCCATTATTAAATAAAGATCACCCTTTAACAAACTGGTTTATACACGAATCAAAATGGTTTAAACCATCAAAAGTAAGAGAGTTGCCTGAATGGGCATTAAAAATTTTTAGTAAAGGTATGATTGCGGCCGGTAATATACAAGAAGAAAAAGAGTTATTTCAAATATGTTCATTGGCAGAAAGTAATTTACATAACTACCTTGAAAAAATAAATGATTATAAAGACGATTCTAAAAAAGAAGATGTAATAACAGCACAAAATTATTATTGTGAATATCAGCAACAAAATCCACATACACCAAGAGTGATGTTGTCATTAGGTTTAAACCAAGATGATGTAACAGTATTTAATAAACACCATCTTTTTCCAAAGATAAATAATTAATATGAAGTTATTATTAATAATATTGATATTTTGTATTACATCTTTTGTTAATGCAGATGAAAAAAAAATATCACAGTTAGAAGAAAGAATTAAAAAATTAGAATCAAACAACGTTCATACTGTTGCTTTACCTAAAGGTTTATATTTAAAAGGTGAAGTAGAAGGATATTATGATGATCGCACTTATGATAGTGGCTGGGATTCACGTGCTGAATTACAAATAGGTATATCACATAATTTTAATAATCGTTACGTAAATTGGACTGGCGCTTCTATGTTATACGATACGTATTATTCTTTAAATACAGCTTTAAATAATACTGTACAAGAAAAACAATTAGGTTTTGGTGGCGATTATTGGAGAATTTATTTCGGTGAAACAGACGCACAACGTTTAGGTTTTGCAAAGACACCAAAAGTAGGTGCACCACTAATTATTACACAAACAAATTCACGCTTAGATCATAGAGAAAAAACTGTATTATCGGTTGGCGGTTTTCAGTGGGATAATGAATTTGATTTTGACTCTTATCGTTTAAAAAAACAAATACCACTTGCCGTAACTTTAGGTTGGGACAATGAGAGAGACGCTATATATTCAGGCATAACTGGCAGTCTTTTAGGATATGCTGATTTATCTTATATGCAAATTTCAAATCCTGTTAGTTCAACATCATCTGCTTCTTTTGCTAAACGTAAACAAACAGGCTGGGCTTTAGGCGGTACTTTGTATCGTTGGAACATACCATTAATTTGGGGCACAGAAGTTTGGGACGATGGTGATACTGGAGCTTTTACTTCAAAAAATAGATACGACTATGGTCTATTATACAGTTTTAGTGAACGTATATACGGCACTGTTCACAGAACAGAAAATGATGATTTAGGATTTACAGGCAATTACTGGGGATTAGTATATAATTTACATACAGAAAAAGATAGCCATAAAAGACCTGATAAAAGAGCAGGTTTAGAATTTGGTTTATATTACCACGATAAAACACAAACCTCAATAGTAACAGGTGTAAAAACAGACATAAATCCACAAATACTCGCAACTATACGCTATAAGTTCTAATTAAAATTATATAAATAGTAATTAATTAGGGTATTATGGCAAATCCAAACACAAGAGAAACGTTAAAACAATACGCATTAAGAGCGTTAGGTAAACCAGTTATAGAAATAAATGTAGATGATGACCAGTTAGAAGATCGACTGGACGAAGCATTAAACTATTATGCAATCTATCACTATGATGGTATTCGAAGAACATATTTAAAATATAAGCTTACAGAAGCTGATAAAAATAGATTAAAAGCTCCAACACCTGAAACCGAAACAGCCACTAAAAATAGTGTATCAACAACTTTTTATGAATCAAATAATTTTTTAGTAATGCCTGACTCTGTTATTTCTGTTACAAATATTTTTCCATTTACTGACAAAGCAAACTTAAATATGTTTGATGTAAGGTATCAATTACGTTTAAATGATCTTTATGATTTTTCTTCTACTTCTGTTATAAACTATGATATGGTATTAAGGCATTTAGATTTTTTAGATCAAATTTTTGTGGGTATGAAACCTTTGCGTTTTCAAATGCACGACAATAGATTATACGTAGATATGGATTGGGCTAACGATTTAGAAGTTGACGAATATTTAATTATAGATTGTTATAGAAAATTAGACCCTACAACTTATACAGATGTATTTAATGACACTTGGCTAAAAAGATATACAACCGCTTTATTTAAAAAACAATGGGGTGCAAATTTAAGTAAATTTGATGGCGTAATAATGTTAGGCGGCGTAAAATTAAATGGCGAAAGAGTATATACAGAAGCCTTAGCAGATATAGAAAAACTAGAAAAAGAAATACGAGAAACTTACGAAATAGCACCTGCATTTTTAATAGGATAAAATCATGCCAGTAAATCACTATTTTCAAGGCGGCCAAGGCATAGGAAATCAATTTGAAAAAACATTATATGAAGACTTAATTAGTGAAGGTCTTAAAATATATGGCCATGATGTTTATTACTTACCACGAATACTTGTAAATAGAGATTTAATACTAGGTGAAGATACATCTAGCCGATTTGATGATACTTATTTAATAGAAGCGTATTTTGAAACTACTGAAGGCTTTGCAGGTCAAAAAGAATTAATTAATAAATTTGGTTTAGAAATAAGAGAAGATACAACTTTTGTAATTTCAAAAAGAAGTTGGGAAAAACAAGTAGAAAATCCTATGACGCAAATAAAAGAAGGCCGCCCTAACGAGGGTGACTTAATTTATTTTCCTTTAATGAATAGTTTTTTTGAAATACAATTCGTAGAAGACCAAGAGCCACTATTTCAATTAGGTAGTTTACCTGTTTATAAATTAAGAGTTACACGTTTTGAATATAGCAATGAACAATTTAATACAGGTGTGCCTGAAATTGATGATGCTGAATTTGATAATACTTTAGATAAATTATTATTTAAATTTACACTTGAAGATGAAACAGGATCATTGAGATTAGAAGACTCACATAATCAACCAAATGGCGATCATAGTTTCTTTTTAAATGAAGATTTTGTGGCTCCATTAATACAAACGCAAAATAAATTTGCACAAAACAAAGATATGGATAACGAAGCCGGATTTAATACTGGCGCTGTAACAGATGATATTTTAGATTTTACTGAAAGAAATCCATTTGGAGAATTAGACGACTAATGTTTGGTAAATTTTTTTATAACGAGGGTATTCGTAAATTAACAATTGCTTTTGGGCAATTATTTAATAATATTGTAATACAAAATACAAGCGATACAGGTGCTGTTACAAGAAGAATTACAGTACCATTAGCTTATGCACCTAAAGAAAAATTTTTAGTAAGACTTGATCAAAAACCTGATTTAAATGATCGAAGATTTGCAATTACATTACCAAGACTTGGTTTTGAATTATCAGGTTTATCATATGACGCTAGTAGAAAACTTACACGTGTAAATAAATTTAGACAAGTTAAAACTGATGATACAAATAAAAAAATTCTAAATTTTAATTATGTTCCTGTACCTTACAATGTTGACTATAAATTATATTGTTTTACGGCCACTGCTGAAGAAGGCTTACAAATTATAGAACAAATATTACCTTACTTTCA